TAAGAGACTTTATTCAATTGATGCAAGACGGTCGGCTAGTTTTTCAAGAGTCTCGATTGCTGCGATGGTGCGCGAACAATGCGATGATTTGCAAAGACCGGCAAGATCGATGGATGTTTGACAAAGCGAAATCAAAAGACAAGATTGACCCGATTGTGGCGGCGATAATGGCCTACAGGATTGCAAGTTTGCAGCCTGAGCGTTCGTCTGGTAAACTTTACATCACTTAGGAGCAACAGGGATGAGCTTAATTGGCGTGTTTGCTAGATGGATGGGCATTGACGACGACTCTTTTTCGAGTGGTCGCAAGGTCGGTTTGCGCGATGCTCTTGGAGTCCCTCCTGCTTGGTATGCTCACAACAAATTGACAGGTGACTTCGGGCGGTTGCCTATCGACGTTAAGCGAAGGGTCGGTGAAGGATCGATCAACGATACCGAGCATGATGGATATTATCTTTTGCGAGAGCAACCGAACAAGATCCAAGCCCCAACGACGTTCAAAGAACAGATGCTTAGTCATGCGTTGATGAAGGGCAACGGTCGAGCGGCGATCATCCGAACGAGTCGCGGTATCTCCGAGTTAATTCCAATGATGCCGGATTCGACTTGGACGATCATCTACGAGGGCGAAAAATACCATATAACCAAGCCGGAAAACCAGAGCAAAAGGGATCTTTTCGACACGTTCGACACTGACAAGAACGGATACTTAATCTTCCACGATAGCGACGTTTTGCACCTTACTGGCTTTAGTTGGGATGGCGTCGAAGGTCTCGGACTGCTTGACATTGCAAACGCAACATTTGCGACAGGTTATGAGGAAACGAGGTTTAAGCTTAACCAACTGCGTCGAGGATTTCGGGGCAAGTTGTTTCTTGAAGCACCTCCAGCAGCATTCCGCAAAGCAGAGGATGCGAAAGAGTTTATTGACGAATTCAATAAGATCGAAGCAGGCTCGGAGAATTCAGCAAAGGCTGGCTTGTTGCGTGAGGGTATCAAGGCCAATGCAGTCAGCATGAATAACAACGATGCACAGTTCGCAGCGTTGCAAAAGCTCACCCGTCAAGAGGTGGGGATGCTCTTTGGGCTCGAAGGAATGCCGGGCGATGGAGATTCGGTCAGCTACAACAGCCTGGAACAAAAGCAACTTGCGTATCTTCAGTGTCTCGATCATTGGTTGGTCAAGTTCGAGGAGCAATGCGATATCAAGCTACGGACTCCAAGAGAGCGACGATCTGGCGAAGTGTATTTCAAATTTAATGCGGCGGCTTTGTACCGTACCGACTTGCGAACGACGATGGAGAGTTTCAGCAAGGCCATTGCATCGCGGATTATGAATCCGAATGAATGCCGGGCTAAACTCGATCTCAATCCGTACGATGGCGGCGATGAGTTTATTAACCCTGCGATCAGTACACCAACGGGCGAACAGTCAGCCGATGAGGTCGAGGACAGCCCAGAGGATGAGCAAGAGGACGAACAAGAGGATTCGCAAGATTCTCGGAATGATCGAGCCGTTGAACAAATGCTTCGCGATCTGATTAAGACCGAAGGGAACAACGCCATCAACGCATCGAAAAAGGCTCAATTCGTCGCTTGGATCGGAAAGAACTATCCGCGATGGCAAAACAAGCTTGCCGACAAGATCGAAGCAATCGGGCTTGATCGAGATTTGGCAAGGATCCACTGCGAAAAATCGACCGAAATACTCGCAGCATTGGCCGTAAAACATGGTGGAAATAGCCTACAAAAGGCTGTCGAAACTGAGGTTAAATCGTGGGAAAACAGGGTTTTTGACCTGAAAGGGGCTCAAAAATGATCGAAGTACGCGCGGAAACGAACGAAATCCTTTTAAGTGGCATCGTCGGCGATGGTTGGGACGAAAACCCGATCACGCAAAAGGGCGTGGCTGAGGCTCTTAAATCGTTCGGGTCAAGCCCGGTTACAGTTCACATCAACAGCCCAGGCGGTTTTGCCGATGAGGGCATCGCGATCTATAACACGCTCAAAAAGCATTCTGGTGAAGTAACGACGGTCAACGATAGCCTTGCAGCGTCGGCGGCTAGCGTGATTTTCCTTGCTGGTCAGAATCGATTGATGGCTGACGGGTCGCGAGTCATGATCCACAGGGCGATGTCATTTGCGATGGGCAATCAAGACGACTTCGCAAAAGCGATCGCTGCGTTGAAAGCTTACGATGCTTCGCTCGTTGATATCTACTCGAAATACATGGCCGAAGAAGCTTCCAAGATCGAGCAACTAATGTCCGCCGAGACGTGGTACAACGTCGATGAGGCTATAGCGTCAGGATTGGCCACTGGACGCGTTGAAAGCGGCAAGAAGTACAAGAAGCCAAAGAACGCTTTCGACTCGGCGGCGGCGTTGCTAGCTCGTCAAAAGATGGCTCAGTACGCTCAACACTTGACAACCGTTAAGCGATAGCGTAAAGTGATTTCCGGCTGGCCAGAAGTGCCAACCACTCTGCAACTAATTAGCGGCAGTGACACACGGTTCAAAACGATTCAGTTTCCCGTGGCAGTCATGCCGCTATCTTGGTTTAACGACTGCCACACAACCCACAAAGGGCAGTCAGAATGAAGAGCGCAAAAGCGTTAGGCGAAGAAATCCAAGCCTTGCAAGCCAAGGTTCAAGCGATCCAAGCGGTCGCAACTCAAGAGGCTCGGGAATTGCTCGAAGATGAACAGGCCGAGATCGATTCGATCCTCGGAACTGAGGGTAAGGCCGGTCAGATCGAGAACCTCTCGAAGCAGCGAGAGCGAGCGATGAAGATCGAGCAAGCCGTCAGCAACACCGTTCGCCAAGTGGTTGACAATCAACCTTCTGCGGGTGCGTCTTTTAAGATTCCAGCAACCGCAAGGGCCACGAAAAAGCTTGTTGCGTTTACCGGAGAGACAGCCGAGCAAGATGCGTTCAAAGTCGGCAAGTTTTTTCAGGCTCGTTTTGGAAGCGACTCTGCTAAACAGTGGTGCGCGGATCATGGAGTAACCAACGCGCTCCAAACGAACGATCCAACCGGAGCCGGTGTTTTGGTTCCGACTGAGTTCGTTAACAGCGTGATTCGCTTGGTGCTGTCCTACGGTGTCATTCCTCAATACGCTTTTGTGCGATTGATGGCCAGCGATACCCTGACGCAATCTCGACGATTGACCGGCATGAAGGCTTACCCGGTTGGCGAATCGAAAGAGATCACTCAGTCTCAGGCTACCTACGGGCCGATTAACCTCGTTGCTCGCAAGTGGGGCACGTTGACCAAAGTATCGAGCGAACTTTCGGAAGATGCAACGATCAGCATGGCCGAAGAGATTGCGACCGAAGCAGCTTTGGCTCACGCTCTCGCGGCTGATGAGGCTGGATTCCTTGGCGATGGCACTGCAGCCTATCACGGCGTTTTAGGTCTTGCCAACGTGCTCAAGGCTGGCTCTGTTGTGACTGCAGCAGCTGGTCAAAACACGGCAGCGGCCATCACCATCGCGATGTTCCAAGAGGCTCTTGGCAAGTTGCCTGAGTTTCCCGGCATCAATCCGGTTTGGTTCGTCTCCAAGTCGGTTTGGGCTAACGTCATGGGACGTTTGCAACTTGCAGCCGGTGGCAACAACAAGGAAGACCTCGGACAAGGGCCGGTGACTCAGTTCCTCGGCTATCCCGTGGTGTTTTCCGAGGTGCTTCCAAAGACCATCGGAGCATCTACCAAGTTTGGATACTTCGGTGACCTTCGAATGGCCTCAACCCTTGGGATGCGTCGAGACTTCCGGCTTGTTGGCGATGTGTCTCGATACTTTGAGACCGACGAAATCGGGTTCCGATCGACGATGCGTTGGGACTACAACATTCACGAACAAGGCGACGCAAGCAACGCTGGGCCAATTCTTCAATTGGTCTCGGCATCCTAATCCACAATCAACAACAGAAAGAAGGTGAACTATGAACCCTTTACACTACGTCAAATGTGTGCCAGCGATCAAGCCAGCGGCGATCCTCGATAACGCATCGGCTACGGCTGATGTAATCGATTGCCGAGGCTATGACTTCGCTCTGATCGTGCTCCAACTCGGAGCAACTGATATTGCGATGACAGCCTTGAAGCTTCAGCAATGCTCGACCAGTGGCGGCGTTTATGCCGACATCACTGGAGCGACGTTTGCTGGTGGAACTGGTTACAACGGTGCTACGCTTGCATTGCCAAGTGCGACCGACGACGGCCAGACTTGTGCTTTCATGGTTGACATGCGAGGCAAGGAGCCGTTCTTGAAGCTTGTTGCGACCTTTGGCGATGGCTCTAGCGGTGGTTTCATCGCTGGCGTTGCGATCTTGGGTCAGGGCAAGGTTCCGCCGACTAGCTCAACTGGTGTCGCTGATGGCGATGTCTGTTTGGTGATCTAGTGGCCGTCGAACTTTTGACGATGTGGAGAGGCTTTCCGGCTGGTACACGGCTGGAGAGCCTCGGCGGTGGAGTCGAATCGATTCTGATTCAGCGGGGCATTGCAAGTGCGATTGTTAGCGGAAGTAGTGACAAAGCCGACAGCCGAGCCGGTGACGCTCAGCGAGGCGAAAAAACAACTCGAAATCGCAAGCAGCGACACTAGCCACGATACGCACCTATCAGCATTGATTGGAGCGGCTAGGGAGCAATGGGAGCACGATACCGATAGCGTTACTTGTTTCCAAACGCTTCGCCTTCGGGTCGCTTCAATCTTCGACGGGTTTAAGTTGCTCAAAAGCCCGATTCACTCGATCACCTCGATTCAATACTTCGACGGATCCAACACACTGCAGACTTTGGCATCGAGCCAATATCAACTGCATGGCGATCAAATCAGGCTAGCCTATTTGGTCACATTACCGGCCACGGTATCGCGTTGGGACGCTTGGCAAGTAACCTACAAGGCAGGACACTCGCAAGACGGCCAGAGCGTGCCTGAGGCAGCTAGGGCGGCGATCCTAATGCTAGTTGCTCATTACTTTGAGAATCGCGACATGGTTATGTCCGATGCTCTGCAAACGATGCGACCATACGAAATGCTGGTACGTCGATTCATGAGGGCATCATACCCATGAGCGGATCGGGACGACCATCAAGACATCGAGTCGGCGCGATGCGACATCGTTGCACGATTCAGCAAGCGACAGAGACGCAAGATGCAAGCGGTCAGCCTGTTGTCAGTTGGTCTAACTACGTCGTTAATGAGCCTTGCGAATGGAACCCAACATCGGGCATCGAGAACATGCGAGGCCGTCAACTTGAGGCAGGGACTAGGGCGGTTTTCGTGGTTCGATACCGATCGGGCTACAACACTCAAATGAGCGTGCTCTTTGATGGTGAGCGGTACGGAATCACGGCCATTAACCGCGTCGATGGACTTCGGAAGTACTTAGAAATCATTTGCTCGGCGGTGCTGTAATGGGGACAACCATTGAAATCGATGAAGCCTTGATTAAAGCGGTCGATGCGATCCCTCTAACGCTTCGCAATGGGCCTTTAGGTAAGTGCCTTGGGGCATTTGGCGAAACGATTGCAAGAGCCTGCAAATCGCAAGCTAGGAGCTCTCGGGGCGGTAGTCGGCTCAAGTGGTCGAAGAAGTACAAAAACAATCCTGCATTCCAAAACGATTCGAGGGATCATTTTGGCCATAAGGTCATGCGAAACGGTTTGGCTGTCTATGTTGGTGCAAAATTCGACAAGGGCAACAAACAGCAATTCGTCATGCCTATCAAAAAAGGCACAACGTATGTCCGCAACCTTTGGGGCGAGCCAGGTCAGCAAATACCAAGGATCAGCCGACGTGGAAAGCCGTACAATATGACACGCAAAAAGGACGCACAAACCGCCGACTTTCCGGTGCAAGATCGAGCACCCGTCAAGGCTTTCGATATTACGAAATCACAAGCTGGACAAGCTTTCATGAACGAATTACAAAAGCAAATCAAGGAGCTTCGCCTTGGCTAGAAATCTACAACTCACATCAAAGGTAACCATTGCATCTAGCGGAACCGTTTCAAGTTCATTGACGCTCGAAGGCGGTCGGACGGTGTTTGCGCTCAGAACGCCAACAGCGTTGACAGGCACTACGTTTACCTTTCAAGCTTCCGACGACGCAAACAACTTCTACGCACTTTACAACGGATCGACCGAGTACAGTGTTACAGTTGCGGCATCGCGGTTCGTGGCACTCAATACCGATGTTATGGCCGGTGTTCGATACCTGAAGGTGGTCAGCAATTCGGCTGAGGCTGCATCTCGGGACATCATCGTAATCAACGGGGAGCTGTAATGTCGGCGATCGGCGAAGCATTGAGGACGAAGCTGCTGAGTTACAACACGGTGACCACATTGGTTGGTCAGCGAATGTATCCCGATGCACTTGTCCAAAATGCTCAACTGCCTGCCATCGTTTACTATGTGACATCGACCGAACGAGATCACGCCATTGACGGTGTAACCAAGTCGGCTCATGCTCGAGTGACCTTCGATTGCTACGCAACTACAAGACGGGTCGCAAGCTCAATCAGCAAAGCGATTCGAGAAACAGGAATAGATTTTTTTCGCGGTACTGTTGACGGTTACTCATTTGCAGGAATCGATTTTGACAGTGCCGACGAATACCTAAACGACACTCCAACCGATGGAAACCAAGAGCATCGGTATTTGGTTAGCTTCGACCTCTTGGTGCACTATGGGGAGCCATAAAGATGCCTGCATTGACTGTACCGACTACTGGACTTGGAGCGACCATTTCCGGGACTGGCTTGATTACTACCAAGCTAAAACGAATTGGCGAAATGACCATCGGGGTCGATCAACTCGATATTACCGACCTGGGAGCCGGTGGTTTTGAATTGCTTCGCCCTTCGGATCTTCGCAAGAATCCCGAAGTTGA